ATTATTTGCCAATACTAATACACTCTATAAAATTATGGTTGTTTTAGTTTTCCAAAAAGCTTTTTAAGATTCTCAACTGACATTATGATATTATAACGTTCCCTGAGGCGTAACGAAATACTATTTAAAAACTTATTGATTTTTTCAGGGGTATTGAGAGTATTTTGTACACCCACTGTGCGATAGAACGTTTTGGGAAGAGGGGGAATTTCTACTTTTTGATTTGTGAGCTGATTGATAGCAATTAAATCGGCATAACTGGCTGGTCTTTTGCGAAGCTGACGACGAACAATATCAGCGTTCCAATAAATTAATTTGAGACCCATAAAGTAAAAATGGAATTTAGGATTGAAAATAACCTCATCCATATTTTTAGCTCCAAATGCTTTTGGAAATTCTGATAAAAACCATCTATTCCAGTGTTCGCGACGTTCTTTAGGAATCCAATCATCATATCCTGGTGATGACAAGTCAATAAAGTGAAGTTTAGTCTTGGGATTGATAGCTATAGCATTAACTTCTTTATCAAGGTTGGGGGTTTTTGACTTAGAAAGCTTGGGATGACCAGCTGAAAGATAAATATCCAAGTCATTACAATCACGCACTCCATAAGAATATAGTATAGCACTGCTAAACACCATAAATCTCAATTGATCGATTGGATTCACCTTGTATTGCCACCATTTTTTAAACGTCTGAACATAAGTACGACATCTTCTCATTCCATAATGTAGATGACGTGTCAAGTCCACTTTCTGAATCATATCTAATGTGTTGTCGTTATAAAATATCTGAGACCAATGAATAGCTTCCTGTAATGATTGACATACCATATAGTTGATAGTATTATTAGAATTAGTTTTAAAACTATTCAACATGAGAGGAGTATCAGATTCCAAAAGTAAATAATGAAAATCAGTTATTAATTTAGTGAATTGAAATTCTTTATTTTCTGGTATACTAAATCTCTTACGATAACCATGAAGATGATACAACATAGATTTTAAAGCTTCTGGACGAAGTTTAATGGATTTAAGACTATAAATTGTTATTTTCGGATTGTCTATTAAAAGCTTGGAAATACAATCTTCCAATTGTTTTTTAGTATGCTTTCCAAATAAAATAATAGGTTTCATATTGGAACGACATTTAGTATAGAGAGTCCATATTTCGTTCGCATGTGTATTATAAGGTTCCATGTACACCTTTTTCTCTTTGTCTATTATCTTAGTAATTTTGAGACATTCTTTATAAAAAGAAACATCTGCACCCTTGAAGTAAGAAATCATTTCTTCCATCATTTTGCTTGTCTCCCATTTTTGTAATTTAAAAGGAAGCATTAAAAAAATTGGATTTGTCACATCACAACACCAATCAGGATAACGTAAGTAAAAAAATTTTATTGTTTCATCATTGATTTCACTTGGATCAATACCCAATGATTTAGCTATCTTAATCTTTCTTTCTTTGACATCTCTATGAATACTACCACGTTTTTTATTAAGAAAAGAGATTGATAATTTTGCAGGTGGGGATTTTGATATTGATTTTTTTTTAGACTTATCAATGTTCATGATTTTAATAAATTAAATGTCTATCTACCTACACTTATTAAAATAAGAGATTTTATCTCAGAATCTTATAAGTAAAGGTAGTGAATCACATATATTCAATATATCGATTAAATTCATATGAATAAAAAGAGTGAGAATGGCAAAAATAAAAAACAGTATTTTCATGGAGAAACAGACAGAACCAAAAAGAAAAATCGTCGTATGTTATTTTTTCATAATTATTTGAAAGAAACATTATACCAAAAGTATGTACCCAAAAGCAAAGGTCATATTTTAGAATTAGCGGCTGGACGTGGGGGAGATATTTATAAAATTATGAGTTCTGGAGCAAAATATGCGCTTTTAGTTGAACAAAATAAAGAAGCATTGAATGAAGCTGAAAAAAGATTTAATGAACATGAAAAAGCGGGTGCTTCATCTATTAATATGCGTTTTTTACAATATGATTTAAGCAAAAATGCTACCAAAGATATTGGTTCGATTGTTAAAAAAAATGGTATTGATTGTTTTGATATTGTCAGTATTCAATTTGCTTTCCATTACTTTCTTGAGAACAAAAAGAGCTTTGAAATTATTTTCAAAAATATTGATACTTACTGTTGTTCAGGGGGATATGTTTTCATTACGGGTTTTGATGGAGAAAGAGTAATAAAGTTTTTGGAAGAGACTAAGAAAGGTGAAGGAAAAGCGTTAATGATTAATGATGTTAAAGTGTTTGAAATAGACAAACTATATAACGGAAATAAAATACGCAATGTAGGTCAACCTATTGATGTTTTCGTTCAAACAATAGGAAAACACAAAGAATATCTTATTAATTTTAAATTTGTTATTGATTATTTCGAAAAACATGGATACAAATTAATTGAAAATAGACCCTTCAACAAAATGATTCGTGAGTGGAAAGCTCATGTAGGAAGAAAAATTTTTTTAAACCCAAGTGAATTTAAATTTTCATCACTGAATCGTATGATTGTATTCCAAAAACTGTAAATTATAAATCGATAGTTATTATATTATTTTTATCGTTTTTACACATCTTTAGTTAATAGTTTTTATTTAATGCTTTTTTGTTGATCAACCATTATATATTTAATCAATGAATGAAACATAATTTCTATTATCTTACATAAATAATAATTTCATTAATAAAGTTTGAATACGTAAAATAAAATCTATGAGAATTTATTATGCAACAAAGAGCTCATTATTCACAAAGTCTAAGTGATCGTAGGTTTGAAATACCAGGTCCGAAGCAGATAAATCCTAATCAAATAGGACAAATCCGCAATCAAATGAATATAAATCAAGCTCATATTTCTTCACATAATAACAACACTAAATCTGTACCCACAACATTTTGTCCCAATTGTCCATGTCATCATTGTTTAGTTATTAAGAATCAAATGCAACATCAACAAAATCAATCACCTCGCCAATACCAAGAACCAATCACCGAATACTCTTCACAAATTATGGGTGGAAATAATAGAGTGAGGGGTGGATCTAATATGTCGGATATTGAGTTCCGACAGCAGCAGACAAAAAATGATTATATGCTTGGATATCAAACTGATTATCGTAATGGTAATGGTGCAATGACTCCAATTGATTTTAGTTCTGGTAAAATGTCTCGTGATAAATATAGTGAAGATTATTTAAAACGTGACTCATTCAATACTAATCATTTTACTGAGACAGTTAATTTAATGGGACATAATAATCATGTTCGTTACGATCGTCCTGAAATGAATACTAAACATAAATTAAAAACAAATACTGATATGCGTATGTCTGGGGCAAAAACAATGGGAGCTCCTGCCGATATACTTAATTAAAGATGGTAATAACTTAATTGAAAATAATTAACTGTTCTAAAAATATAATGGATTATATTTCAATAATCTATTATATAAATCTTCTTATCTTTGATATGGGAAATTCCCGAAGCGTTCAACAGACTACTGTTTCTCAAAATACGAATATATCGTCGCAAAGTGATTCTGAACTAGAGGTATCATTTGAAATTCTGCTACCAAATGTTACAGATATCGAACGCATGACTGCTATAAAAAGTGCGCGAAATGTGTTCAATATATTTCTCAATGAAATTGTGAACAAAATTTCCGTTCAATATGCTTGGAATACATTACTACAGTCATGGAAACAGTGGAATCAAACGTCAAGAAAGATATTGGTTTCACTTTTGGGATATTTTAATTACACATCTTGATTGTGAACATTCCAAAAAGAGAGAGAATAAACACCGTGAGGCTGAACAATTTATTGCTGCTCGTTGTCAAGACATGCCGAAAAAGCTGATTTCCTTGAATTACTTCAACGTATCGAAGAACTTTATACAAAATATAACAAATGGCGACGCAAAAATGAAAACGATCTACGTGAAGCGGAAAATAAGTTTGATGCGGAATTTCAAGCCTAAGTGTAAAAAGTAATATTTTTATTATAATTTTACATTACTTTCAAAAAAATAAAAATGAATAATGACTTATATATTTTTAACAATAATATCAAATAATGAAAAAATACTATATTTTTACCGATGGAAGTACATTGGGTAATAATTTTACTAATAAATCAAAAAGGAGTGGGGGGGTAGGTGTCTATTTTCCATTTGATGAACAATATAATTTATCCATTCCTATCAAAAAAGAACCCAGTAACAATAAAGCTGAAATTATGGGTATCCTATTAGCTATTCGTCAATTTAATAAATATTTAAAATGTCTAAAAAAAATTAAACTGGAAAATATTAAATTGGTTATTATCACTGATTCACGTTTTGGAATTGACTTAGTCACTAAATGGATGGATGGATGGAAAAACAAAGGTTGGCGGAAGGCGGATGGAAAACCACCAGCCAATATTGATTTAGTAATGGATCTGGATAAAGAAATTGAAAAGGTAGATTATGTAATCACCATGAAACATATTAATTCTCATCAATCTGCTCCTTCAAATAAAGAATCCAAAGAGTATTTTTTTTGGCACGGCAATAATAAAGCTGATATTTTAGCCACAACGGCTGCAAAGTCATTGTAAATAATGATCATAAAGTATATTTGTATCTTATAACATCTTGCTAATATTATAAGATGAGAAAGCAAGTTTTTCAGAAATTACTCCCACCTGAATTAATAAAAGAGATTGTAGGATTTTTTGGTATTTATGCTCTTGAAAAAGGAAAAAGCTTTCAAAATATTGATTTGGAAAAATTAGGTACACTACATAAATTAAAAGCAAATATTCCCATATTGAAACAATATTATTATCCATGTAAAGCTAGACTATTCTTAAATGAAGAAAATTTAACTCTACGCAGAGCGATTACGATTTTACGTCAAATTATAAGCATCAATGGGTTGGCATTGGAGGTAAGAGAAAAATTTGTCAAAAAAACTAAAATTTTAATTTATACAGTTGTTTCAGAGCAGAGAGATAAAAAAATATCAATTAGTACTGTCACATCTGAAATAGAATCCATATCTTTTTTTACAGAAGAAGATGTAAAAGATATGATTGAAAATGTAATTGAAGATGAAAAAAGACCATGTCACTCCAATTGATGGTAATATAAAACACCAGAAAACAAAAAAATAAACAAAAATAAATTGCTAGATTTTAGAGGAAGTAAGGATTATTTAATATGAAAATGAATATGAAATCTATGATATATATTTTTTTGATAGTACTATTGGTATTATTAGTTATGTTTATTTTCTATAGAAATGAAATTTGTAATGAAGAATATGTAAATGAAAATTTTACACCTGATTTTGATGTTCGTACGTGCGTAACACCTACCGGTGAATGGGGAGTTTATAAAGAAAATGGACAATGTTATCCAGTTGAAGGAAGTCAATATCAAGCGGTTATAGATGCAATGCCTTCCGCACCTAAAGCAAATCCACCTCCACCCAAAATAAAAGTCGAAACCATTCCATTACCAGTTCCTAATTTAGATGCCAATAATGGTGTTTGCATTAAAAATGGAGAATGGGGTATTATTGTGTCAAATAATGGTTTAATGTGTGTCACACGTTCAGATCCAAAATACGACCAAATTGTAAATGAAAATGGTCCAGTTAACAGTGATAGTGTGAGTGATGGAACTGAAAGTAAAAAAGTTGGAATGACACCTAAGAATAATAGTGTTTATCTTCCAATCAAATCATCTGTTGTTAATCTGACTAAAGGTTGTCATCCTATGCAAAATTCAAAAGGTCAGAAGACCAGTTTCGATAAAGTGTGTGAAAAAGAGTTTGGTCAGTCATTTGGAATGAAACAGTTAATTCCTGATATGTGTCCAACCGACATGACAAAAGTTCAATGCGCTTCAAATGCTTCAGGTGGAGTCATGTTAGACGATTCATATACAAAATGCTATCCATTTTTACACACATGGGCTCAATTCGATGATATATGTCAGAATAAAAAGGGTAATAATTTTTATGGGGCTAGTAAAATAGTCAAAAACAAATGTCCTCAAGGAATGCAAAGAGCTAAATGCGATTATGGATATCAAGATGGCGTGGATATGCTCAAGTACACTACTAACTGTATGTCATGGGCTGATCCTAAATCCAAATATAATGAACAATGTGAAATGAAATATGGAAAAGGATGGAAAGTCAAATCCAGAAAAGTATTCGACTGTCCTATCAAACAGGGTCGTGGAATTTGTAGTAAGTAAAAATAGACAATTATAAATGAACGAATTTTATTTTTCTGACCTTATTAAACAAGG